TCGCTTATAAGATGTACGAATACATTAAATCTTTCCCGTCCAAACTGAATCTGGACTTGGATTTGGATAATGCGTTCAGCCACCTGTTTAAAAAGGAGAAGTTATGAAATCGCAGAAAAATATCTTAAAATCCATTGAAGGTCTGTCCGATATAGAACTATTTGTTATTGATCTCTTTTGTGGCGCCGGTGGCTTATCCGAAGGTGTGGAAGAAGCACGATTGGATGGAAATAGATGTGGAAAGGTTGTTTGCTGTGTGAACCATGACAAGAATGCCATCCTTTCACATGATGCCAATATCCCTGATGCACTTCACTTTATTGAGGATATCCGTACACTGGAACTTTCCCCGATAAGCACTATTGTAGAACGTATCCGTCAGCTATACCCTGATGCCATGATAATGCTTCATGCTTCTTTGGAGTGTACCAACTTCTCGAAAGCCAAAGGCGGTCAGCCGAGAGATGCCGACAGCCGAACGTTGGCAGAACATCTCTTCCGTTATATTGATGTTATAGACCCTGACTACATTCAGATTGAAAATGTAGAAGAGTTTATGTCATGGGGAGATATGGATGAGAATGGGAAACCTATCAGCATGGACAAAGGCCGGCTTTATCAAAAGTGGGTGCGCAATGTCAAGAAGTACGGTTACAACTTTGAGCACCGCATCTTAAATGCTGCCGACTTCGGTGCCTACACCACAAGAAAACGCTTCTTCGGCATCTTTGCTAAAAAGAACTTGCCGATAGTATTCCCAGAACCGACCCACTGTAAAGGTGGTAGGCAAGATATGTTCTCGCGGCTGGAGAAGTGGAAGCCGGTAAAAGATGTGCTTGATTTCTCTGATGAAGGAACTACCATCTTCAGGGAAAAGCCTCTTGCAGAGAAAACGCTTGAACGTATCTATGCTGGACTTATCAAGTTTGTAGCCGGAGGAAAGGATGCTTTCCTTTCCCGTTACAATACGGTTCGCCCTCAAGACACATGCAAATCAGTTGATGAACCATGCGGAGTGTTGACTACTGAAAACCGCTTTGCAAAGGTACAGGTAAGTTTCCTCTCCAAACAGTTCAGCGGACATCCCGAAAGCAAGAATGTGTCCGTAGAAGAACCGGCAGGTGCAATCACCTGCAAAGACCACCATGTTTTTGTCTCTGCTTATTATGGAAATGGACATAATCATTCGGTAGACCTTCCAGCTCCAACGGTCACAACGAAGGACAGGATGGCTTTAATTGAAAGCCGATTTATGTGTTCTTATAACTTTAAGGATACAGGAAAGGATATTAATCAGCCTTGTCCTACACTTCTGACTAAAGACAGACTTTCCCTTGTATCTCCATTTTTTATGAATCAATATTCTGGAGGTGGTCAGGTGTCTGATATAAACTCGCCATGCCCCGCTGTTACCACAACACCGAAACAAAACTTGGTAACATGCCAGCCGTGGATAATGAATACTGCATTCTCAAATGTAGGTAGCAGTATAGAGGAACCCTCCCAGACCATTACCGCAAACAGGAAATGGCACTATCTGATGAATCCACAGTTCAACAGTGCTGGCGGCTCTGTTGATAGCCCCTGCTTCACATTAATAGCCCGCATGGATAAGATGCCGCCCTATCTGGTAGCAACAGAAAGCGGTCAGGTAGCGATTGAAATCTACGACAATGATAGTCCTATGACCGTGAAGATAAAGGAGTTCATGGCACTGTATGGCATAGTGGATATTAAAATGCGGATGCTTCGCATTCCGGAACTCAAAAAGATTATGGGATTCCCTGAAGATTATGTTTTAATAGGCACACAAGCTGACCAAAAGAAATTTATCGGGAATGCGGTGGAGGTTACACAAGCGAGAAAAAATACTGAAGCACTTTGCAAAGTATTGAGAAAGTTGAGATTGAAGAAATCAAAAGAAATAGCTTAATGGAAAATGGAAAACTTATATTAGATGCCTGTTGTGGCAGTAGAATGTTTTGGTTTGACAAAAAAAACCCTTTGGCTTTGTTTGCTGACATTAGGGACGAAGAATACATTCTTTGTGATGGGCGGAATCTGAAAGTCCACCCAGACATCGTATCGGACTTTACCGATATGCCGTTTTTGGATAAATCCTTTAAACTGGTAGTGTTTGATCCACCCCATTTGCTAAAGGTTGGCAAAAATAGTTGGTTAGCCAAGAAGTATGGTAAACTTCCTGAAGATTGGCCAAGGGTGATAAAAAAGGGAATTGATGAATGCTTTCGTGTTCTGGATGACTACGGAGTTCTGATTTTCAAATGGAATGAGGATCAGATAACAGTTAGGGAAGTATTGAGTGCCATCAATCGGCAACCACTCTTCGGCCATACTACTGGAAGACATGGAAAGACTATGTGGATGTGTTTTATGAAACTGCCAATTAACTAATAATTAATTTAGAAAGGAATGAATTATGAATAAAAGAACAATTCAAATAGATGTTATCGGTCCGATAGAAGAAACTGAATTAATGAAATGT